ACATCAGATATCAATGGTTCCAGTGAGTTAGCGTTTACGCCACCAGTCGTTAATAGTGGTGGCATTTTCTCGGTCGCATTAGTCTCTATAATCATTTGGCTTTTATCTAAAATGCCACCACTTTGACCGCAAGAAGAAAGAGTCTTTATAGGAGTACTTATATAAGATACTTCTTCTTGTGGCACAAGTGATGGCACTTTCTCTTTTTCTCCAAGGTTTACAACATCTTGGCGGAGGGCCAAAGTGCCATCACTTTTTGGGGGTGATGGCACTTTCTCATTGTTGGTTTGTAAAGTGCCATCACTTCGTACCTCATAGAAGTCGGCTGGGAAATCCAGATCGCGTCCACGCATCACGCTCTCCTCTCTGCGGCCACCAAATCCATCTCGAACCGCTTGTCCGCAATCAGTCGCTCCAAATGACCATTGATCTCATCCCTGAGTTCCTGTTTGCCCACTCCAAGCAGCATGTACCTGCGTCCCACATCCAACACAGCACGGCGGGCTAAAGCCATATCAAGAGGTTCTGCTGCTATCTCCCAAGCCGTTTTCACCTCATTGAATAGGTCATTCATGTCAGTCTCCGTATCCATCTATGAGATCATCCTGCTCACCAATGGACTTATTGCCCCGAAGGAAATCGAGAATCCACTCATATTCCGCCATGTTCGCTGGGCGGCGAGGATAAGACTCTTCCTCATAATCGCCAAATGAAAAGTCAGCATATTCCTCTTTGATTTCATCAATGTCGATCCCATTCACGAAAACCTTACTTTGCATCTTGCGTCTCCCTTTCTATCTTCTCTGCAAGTGCTACCCCAATGTAATGAGATATGGGCACACCTGTACGCTCCGACATCTCCCTCAACCAATCCAATTGTTCGGGCTCAAAACTAATACCTATCACTACTTTCTTCTTTCCATTTTTCATTTTACGCATTTCAATCCTCCTCTTTCTGAAAACTATGCAACATCAAACTTGACGTCTCCATCCTTGCTAACCTCTAGAACCTGCCTAGACGACTTGATGATCACCACATCGTTCCAGCAGTCGCAACGTGGCTCACAGCATCCAGCGATCCTACGCATCGCCTTCTCAACTGCATAGCCCCGCAGCCACCCCGCCTTGCTGATCTCAACTGTAACGAACCCAATGTGTCCAAACTCCGTGACTCCCTTAAGGTTTACTGTCATCTTGTCCTCTTTCTGTTATGGGCCAGCGGCCCCGAACTCCACACCCACCTTCTCCCTCGCCCTATACCATATATAAGGTCGTCAACCCTGATAATGTCGACAGGCGGGGGCATAAAAATCGACATCCGCCATCATTTTTTCCATCGCCAGTTTCTCCAATAGCCACGCTGGTTTGCGTCTCGCATCCGACTGTGGGGGCTGTAGTTCCCTATCAATAGAAACGCATATCATCCAGAACCCATTGAATCACTTAGGGATTATCGCAATCCTCCTCCCGAGGACGCAAATCCGCGGAATCTCAAGGGATTCTGGGCTTCTTCTAGCGAGACACGAGGACATAATAGCGAGAATGCGTCCCATTTGCCACATTTCCCAACAAAATTCCATAGTTCCGCAGCACTTTGCGACCCTGCGGCTCTCGTCTTGCGGCACCACAGCCCGCATCTCGTGTCTTTCCTTATCCCAAAACACACACATACCTACAAGTAAGACCCTTGGACACATCCCGTGGAACAAAGTCCATGGAATTAGTGGAATGCCCAAGGTGCTGGGGTCAACTGTCCCCGGGTCTCGTGTCCCCACGACTTGTGTGTCATGTGTGTACGCATCTTCACCTACATGTAGGCAAGGGCATAAACAAATGTCCCTACGGAGCAAAACCTTGAGTGCGACATACACCTACATGCCCACGGGCTGTGGAAAGTGTCTAACTGTTCGTGTCTATTCATCTTTATGTATATATGGACACAAAGATGCGGAGATGCGGGGCATAAGGCTGACGGGCAATGGCAAATGTTCCCTGGGGAAGAAATGTTGCTGTTTTCGAGCCTTTTGTGAAGGGTCAAGTGTCTAACTAGTTGAGATTACTAGAGCGGGTCTAAAAAGTAGAGTTTGCCCCCAGGAGGAATATGCAATGACAACAAGGAGCCCGTCAGGTGCGGATCACAATCACGCCATAGTAGAGCAGGATGAAGATGGATACGAAGTGCTGCCCAATGGTGTGGCTGTGGGTGTAAAGATCCGTGGCAAGAAATATGTAACTCCTCGCAAATACCTCGAAGCACCAACTGTCGAGAGTCCCGTACCAAGTGTCAATGAGATTACGGACGAAATCAAGAAAGCAATAATGTACACTCTAAAACAAACTAAAGGCAAAACTGTACTTATGGATCCGAAAGAAAGAGCAGGAATCATTGCACAACTTTCTAGAAGTATGAATCTCTTGACGCAAATGGAAAAGATGGAAGACCTCGATTTCAATAACCTTTCAGATGCAGAGCTCGCGGCTGCGGCCCAGCGTCTGCTGATCGAACTACAACCCAGCACTGGGGACGAGGATGAATAGAGGGTCCCGTGTCTGTGGGTCCCGTGTCTATGGGTCTTAACTGGAGGAAACAAAATGCCATATGGTGATGGATATCAAGTAGATAACACATACTTTCTTACTTGTCTCAACTGCGGAAACATAAGACCCTGTCCTTCGGAGCACTTTCTCGACAGGATGGCTGTGTACTGCGAGACTTGTAAGGCAGCCTACCGCAAGACATATGACGATGCCCTGCGAGCCACGCAGGCCGCAGTTGCTGCCACACGAGCCGCCGAGATTGCGGCTGGCACAAGGAAGGAACCACCTGATAATACAGAGGAATCGAAATGACAACCGAATTCCCAGTGCTTATGAGACACGCTACAGCGAGGGACATCCCCTTCCTTATGTCGAGTTACATAAGGGGCCTTGCTGCCCAATCACCTTGGGACAAACTAGACCCTAACTGGCATAGTGCGGCGACCCATACATTGGCCGAAAGGATGCTCAAGCAGAGCGTCGTCGTGGCTTGCGATCCCGCAGATCCCGACCAGTGTTTCGGGTGGATCTGTTTCGATGCTACACGTAGAGTCTTATACTGGATATACGTCAAACGCCAGTTTCGTATGGCTGGACTGGGGACAGCACTCATGGTGTCTGCATTTGCGTCCGTGGGTCCAGAGTCAGACGCGATTCGCATCACTCATAAGACAGACTCAATCGGGTGGCACACGGAACGTTGGAATTTAGTCTATGATTCCCATAGTTTGGTGACTATAGCCAAATGAAACTCGATGCGGTCATGAAAGAACTGATGCGCAGGGAGCGCAGAAAGGGTCTTACTGGTGACCTGCACGATGGGCAGAAACGTATCCTTGAGGCTATGCAGAAGAGTAGATTCGTGGCCATAAGGTCGCCGCGAAGATGGGGGAAAACAGAGTCAACGCTACGTATAGGACTCGATCTCGCTGACAAACTCAATGCGAGATGCGTCTACCTAGCCATGTTTCGTACCCAAGCCAAACAGATCGCATGGCCTATAGCCTTGGAACTTAACGAGAAGTACTTGAACTGGAAAGTAAACCTCGTAGACCTGGCCATACGGGGACCTGGAAGTCGCGAGCTTATGGTTATGGGTGCAGACCGTCCTGATCTGGCACGACTATTGCGCGGTTGGAAGAATGTCGTGGTGATCATAGACGAGGCTGCGTCTTGGAGTTTGGATCTTCGTGATTTCGTGAATAGCATCTTGCGTCATACGCTTACGGATCTACGAGGATACCTACTCATGGCAGGAACCCCAGGCTGGATGGAAGACGGGCTGTTCTGGTCTGTCTGTGCGGTCAAGGAGCCTGGCTGGGAATGTGTTACAGGGAACACGTTTGAGAACCCATATACGGCTGTTCAGCAGCGAGAAGAGGTTGAGGAGCAGAAAAGACTCAACCCGGATATAGAGAAGGAGCCATGGTTTAAGAGGGAATATGAGGGTCTCTGGGTTGCGGACAACAGGTCTCTTGTCTATCCCTTTTCAGATCACAATCTTGTGTATAACTGGACGCAAGACCCCGCCGGCAAGCGTATATTGGCGATTGACTGGGGTGGCACAGCGGCTTCGGCGTTCACAGTGGCCGAGTTTAACGAGATTGAGTCTGACAAACTTACCTATGTCGATGCGCTTCAGCAAGTCTGTACATTCGATGATTATGTCAAGATTCTCACAGAGTTAAAGAACAGGTGGCAACCATTGATCACGATAGCCGATCCTGGCGGCACCAATAAGGCACTAACCGATGAACTATGTAAACGATGCGGGCTTGCGATTTCGAATGCGGAGAAGGTTGACAAGGAGGGGGCAATTGCGGCTTTCATCAGGGATCTTGTACTTGGCAGGATACAGATTGCGTTGCCACAAGCCGAGATGTTGCGTCTTTGCTGGTCGAAACTGCAATGGGTCAAGAAGCAAGACGGTAGTCGTGAGGAAGCGGGAGAGAATCATCTGGCCGATACGGCTTTGTATGCTAGGCGAGCCGCATGGAACTGGATTCATAGGCCCAAGGAAAGGGTCCTTACTGAAGCGGAGCAGATTGAGAAACAGGTGCGTGACGAGGCGAAGAAATTGGCGGATGCGATGAAAAAGAGGAAGTGGTAATATGTAGGTATAAGTAGGAGGGACCCTCTCCCTATAAGACACTTTCCCTTCGTTCAGGGGGCAGTAGTAAGACACCTGAACCTCAATTCAGGTTCGGAAAAATCGACATGGACATAAAAAAAACTTGGAGGCGATAAAAAGATGAATGATTTCAATGACACAATTGGTGGGTTTTGGTTTGACGCAGAATCCAAGGATGTGATGAACCTGATTATGAGCACATTGGAACCAATCAAGACATCACAGACAGCCAGACAGGAGGATCTTCGCAGGTTTTCCTCTTTCTACAAGGATCGTGGGATCAGTGGATTTGAGGTGGGGCAATGGACACCGACCACTGATGGCATTTTGGATGATCACGTCTCGTACAATGTGATTCGCCAGTGTGTAGATACAGCTGTGAGCAAACTCGCAATGAGCAAACCACAGGCTAGGTTCATCACGGCGGCAGGTTCGTACGAGTTGAGTGAGAAGGCTCGCCTGATGGAGAAATTGTGCTATGGTGTCCAGAGGAAGAATGATCTTGATAACCTGGCCGAAATGGCCCTGCGAGATGCAGCCATATATGGTATTGGATTCATTCGTGTTTTGCGAATTGGGCGTGAGATTGTATTGAGGCGTGTCCACCCATCTCGCATCCACATAGATGATCAGACATGTCTTGATGGTAATCCCACGGTGATGTTTATACAGATGACCGTGCCAAGGGAGCAATTGCTTGCGTCTTTCCCTGAAGAGCGAGAGATGATTATGTCTGCCAAAACGACTTTCATGGGGGTGAGTGGGCAGTTGGGTCAGGCAATGGTAGAGTTTACGGAAGCATTTCATGTCGGACAGGGTGAACTTCTTGGTCGGTATGTGGCTTGTGTTGATTCGCCAGTTGATGGCAAAGCCTCAAAGGCAAGAGGCGTGCTGCTAGACACGGAGTGGGAAGGACCCTTGCCGATAGCGATTATTCGTTGGCAAAAAGACCTGCTTGGGTTCTGGGGCATGGGCATAGCGGATATGCTACAGGGCATCCAGATTGAGATCAACGATGTTCTTGAGAAGATAGTGATCAATCATAGGCTTATGGCTGTTCCATACATTCTTTCGCCGATTGAGGCGGCGATTCCGAATGAGTGTCTTGGGACTAACATCCCTGCACAAGTAGTTCCATATTCTTCTGGGGCGAAGCCAGAGTTGATGCTACCTGCGGCCGTGAATCCCCAGGTTTACGAACATCTTGATCGTCAATATCAGAAAGCATTTGAGATTGTTGGCATTTCACAGTTGAGTGCATCGAGTCAGAAACCTGCGGGACTCAACAGCGGAATCGCATTGCGTACCTATCTCGATGTAGAATCGCAGAGATTTTCGCCTGTTGTGCGCCAATGGGAAGACTTGTGGGTTCAGATTGCGAAACTGATTGTACGAGAGGCGGCACGCATTCAAGGGTTCAAGATAGCCGTGGCTTATGAGGGCAGACTTGAACATATCACTATGGAAGATGCTCGTCTGGCTGAAGAAGAATATGAAGTTCAGGTCTATCCGGCTTCGAGTCTTCCTATGAGTCCTGCTGGTAGGTTGGACAGGGTTATCGAGATGACGCAGGCTGGCATGGTTGATATGGATGAGGCTCGTGAGTTGCTTGATATGCCCGACCTTGAAAGATACAACCGCATCCGCAATGCACCGATCGAGGATTTCCAGAAGACATTCGAGTACATGCTTCGCACTGGCGATTATGTCGCTCCGCTTGTGTTCCAGCAGTTGGCATTGGGTATCCCGCTGTGTG